TCTTCAAGATCAACTGATTCTTCAAGACCACGTTTTTTAGCTTCCTTTTCAGCTCGCTTAACATCATCCTTAAATCCACTCCATGGGTTACCTGTGTGGGTTTTAAACACTTTAAGCCAACCCTTAAGCTGATCGTCATTAACTTTGCTAAAATCAATCGCTTCATTAACAGAAACGGATTCACCGAGGATTTTCTTAGCTACATCTACATCCATTTCAGTTGGATATGATTTACCATCAAATTTAAAGTCTTTATCGCCAGCCACTGCAGCCTTTGCCGCCGCCTTCGTAAATTCGTTAGCTTCATCAATGTCTTTTTCTGTAAGAGGCTCTGAACCTCTTCGTTTATTTGCGTCTATAGAATGCAAATCAACGAAGTCTGCGTTGTTCTCGAATACCTGTTCCACAGCTTTCGCTATGGACATTGTGATTTTGTCATGTGATTTCATATTTCTATTTATAGTTTTTGTTATTTTTGCGTGTTTTTTAGTTGCTTTAATCTATCGGCTTCCGCCTGCTTAAGTTGTTTAATAAGTTTTCTTGCTATTTTTTTAATTGCGCCCTTTTTCTTTTCAAGTTTTTTTCTCTATTACAGCCTTTTGTGAAAAGGACAAATTGGCGTAATTCATTCCGTCTGGTGTAAACTTTTTACGGAGTACATCCTTTGCTTTCTTTTCAGCGCGTTTTTTTATTGTTTCAGACGAAGCCTTTTTCTTCATCGCAAGCTTACGTTTTAATTTGAGCTTGGGCGCTAACCTTTTCATTAACCTACTTCTAGCTATTCTCTGAGAAGGCGTTAATGGTTTCTCTGTTAGGTAAAATTCTTTAAATGTTTTATTTCTCATTTTTACTCCTTTATTATCCATGCAAGAATGCCACATATCGCAGTAATTATACCTGAAATGAATGTCCACACAATTGATCTTATAGTTTTTATTGTCGTTGTGTTATCTGCTTGCACTTGTTCAAGATTGCGGATTCTTTCATCATATTGCACCATTCTTTTTAAAGTGATTCGTGTAGTTTCATCGAGATTACTTATCTTCTCTTCTGCACGGGCTAACGCAATGACTGCTTCTGCCATTTTGTCAATCTTCTCTTCAATTCGATCTAATCTTGTTTTTTCGGAATTATTCATTTTTTTGCACACATTAATTTTTAAGCACCAAACTCGTGGCCAGCTACACGTTTCATCTGTTTACTATACTCTTTAAAGTCTGGTTTTTCTTTGTAAAGTTTAATTGAAATCTCATCACGTTCCTTACCTTTTATTCTCCACTTATAACCTTTTTCTAAGTGTTTAGGATCTGATGTTTTAACCACACGTCGTTTAAATCCATCTTCCCACGTTTCACCTTTATATTTACCCTCTCCTTCATCAATTGAAGTTGTTCTATTAATAGATTCCTTTTTACCTTTATGTTTTGCCCATAAATCTTTATCTGCTGTAGTACGAGTCTTACCACCGGTGATAAATGAATTAACACGTGCAAAAGCCCATTGGTGTGGAGTTGCACCAGGACGGTGACCGGTTTTCCATGCAGCCATTCCTCTATCAAAAACCTTTTTCAAAATACCATAAGCAATACCGGACTCTTTTGACTTTTTCTCAAGACCCTTTATACTTTTTTCCTCTAATGGAGTATCTTTCTTATACGCTTTAACGAGTTTATCGGTTCCTTGTTCTAGTTCTTCGTCTTTACTAAACTTTTTATGGTACGCGAGGGTGTGTTTAGAAACCTTTGTTTTAGCTCTCGCATCACCTGGTGCAGGCTTATAAGCTTTTGGATTATCATCAGACATTTTCGCTTGTTTATTAAACTGAGCTTGTCTTTTGTCCTTCGTTGATTTAGCAAGACCTTTACCATAAGTTGGGTTTATCTTTTCAACAAAATGTTTTTTACCATTTGTGTCGATAACATAGTTCGATTTACGAGAAGAAATAATAATTGTTTCGCCTGACTCAATGATAGCAGATTCTCCAATATTGAATATTTCGCCTGAAACATACTTTTCTCTTTTTTCTGACAGCGTTGGTAATTGGATGTGCTTGCGGAACGAGGTAGCTTCTTTTAAACCCATTCTTTTACGGAGAAGATTAAACAGTGTCATGTCTTCGCCATATTCTTTTGGCAATCCTTCAGTAAACGATTTAAAATCTCCTTCAACTACTGCTGCACGCATTTTTGATGCACTCATACCACTTACACCAGTTGCGTCTGGATCTCTTTCCCCGGCAGAAATAATTTCTATACCATCTTTAAAGTTATAATATCCATGACGGCCTTTAACACCATTGTATTGTTTGAGTAGTTTGTTAAATTCAGAAATTCTATCTGAACCGACAATCATCTTTAAAAGAGTGAATCCTTTATCATGAAGTTTCGATGCTATATGCAAAACGGTCTTTGCTGATGAATCTTCAATAATGTTTCTTCCATGTTTAGGAAACATTTTACGCATTACACCAATCTTTTCTTTATACTGAAGAGGATTCTTTTTTGCATCCTGCGATTGTGACGCATAAATAAAATATTGATTACCGGTAGCCTCAGACGCAACCTTTGATATTAACTTACCATGACCCACAGTAGGCGGATTAAAACGACCAAAGGTAAAAGTTACCTCTTTCGTCTTTTCTTCATTAAATTTCTTAAACGACTTAATCATTTTTTATGTTTTATCTTTGCCAACCTTTGATTACATCAGGCGAAAAGTTATTCGTAGAAAACTCTAATCTATCAACCAATTTAACGGCGCCAGATTTACTCTTGTCTATTGCTACAAATCCTTCTGAACCAGTCACTTTAAAACCGTTACGAGTTCTTACGAAAGTATCAATTTCCTTTAATCTATCAAGTTTATTTATAATGATTAATTTAGCATCAACGATCGCGTTCATAAGTTGAAACATCATATCTAGATTCTTGCGATTTTCTTTTGAGAAAAACCGCATTTCCTCTTCCTGACGTTGAAGAACATTTAGTTTGCCTTTTTCACTTTTGCGCTTATCATATTCTTTTTTGTACTTTTCATTAAACCATGCTATCAAATCGTTAACATGTTTTGCTGTGCTTTGAATTCGTGCACCTTTACGAACTAATGTGTTATTAAAGGTTTCGATCTTTATAGCAAGGGCGGGTGTTTTTTCAAGTTCAACGAGTGTTGTTGACTTAATTTTCTGAAATATTTTACCAGCTTTCGAAAGTTGCTCAGTCACCTCATCACTATCAGATTTTGTAAATGTTGCTGTACCTGATAAGTCTTGTAAATCAGCGTCTTGATACCACACACTTGGTTTTTTCTTCAATCCTTTTATGTTTACACCAAAAGATGCTTTCATTGTTTCAAAGCTTTTACCTTTATATGTCGTATGCCATACTACTCCAAGATTTGCGGATGTGATACTCTTTGCTAATTTAGAATTGGCTGGTACTGCATAAACAATTGTGTTAGGTTGAAAAGTGATGTATTTCTCACTATCAATCGTCTCAGCGTTAAGGTCACCTTTAGTAAACATGATATCGCCTTGAATAACATCTTTAATACCTAGATCTTTTAACTCGTTAAAAGCAATAACTAATTTCTCTGCTAAATCGCCAGATGTATCAGCCCTTACATCAGCTTCTGATTTGTACACTTTAGGCTCTTTATTGAAAATACCTTTTTTAGCAACAAAGAATTTACCATCTAATGGATCAATACCCGCAAAAACAGCAGGTGCACCATCCCATTTAACCGTAACGTTTGTCGCAGAATTAGTGTTTCCTGATAACATATCTCTCAAAGATCGTAATGCAAGGATAGCTTCTCTCGCCCCTTTAACACCACCATAGATAACTCTATCTTCAATATGTGTCATATGAGTATTCTTACCATCTTTTGACGCTTCACTAATATATGTCTTAAAGGTTTTGAATTTAGGTTCTTCTATTTCTATCACCAAATTATTAGATCCAGCTTTGTAAATCCTATGGTATTCCATTTTAGGAATATTCAAAACGTCACCTTCTTCTAATTCATAAGGTACACCATTATCCATCTGAAACATCCAGCCCTTTCCTTCAAGAACAGTTACAACACGGTCGGTCTTATCTCTATGCCAAACGAGTTCATCTGAATTTGTAGTCGACTCGAATGTTCTAACTTTATATCTACCTTGTATTTTATCTGTATATGCCTTATTCATATTATATATTATATTGCGTTCCCATTACCAAAAAAAGTTTCCACCACCTTTTAAACCAAGCTGATCTGCATACCGTGGAAGATTGCAAGACCAATATCCGGGTTTTGTTTTATCTTTTTTCGCTGCGCAGTTGTGTCGAGCTGCAAATGATTTACGAGCAGCAGGGTCATCAATTTTTGCTTTAAGACCTGAAGTATCTCCAAACTGAACTTTAATAATATTTCCTTTATCGTTTTTAACGTAAACAAAATATTTCTTTTTACCACCACGTTTTGGTTCGTTTAATTCAACTTCCCTACCTTTATATTCTGCTTCAATCAAGGGGTGATCTAAGGGTACCTCTTCACCTTCGTGCATTGCAAGTTCACCAATGTCTGTTGACATAAGGTACTCATCAAACTTGCAAAGTTGTAACGACTCTTTCAGTACGCGGGCTTTACAAAATAGTTTGTAATAGTTTTCAGTGTGTGGGCGAAATATATTCTGGGCTAACGGTATATCGTTATCCCTGTGAAATGCTAATGCTGCTTCAAGTATACTCATTATTTTTCTTTTAAAATTATATATGCGCTTGAGTCCGATGTTGAACTGCCAGCGTAATTAATAAGTTGTGTGATAAACTTATTAGCTTTAATGCCACCCTTTGAAATAAGATTAATTACGTATAAGCCACCTAGTTTACCATGAATCCACACTGCAGAATTTTTACCTAGGCCATTAAGCTTTTCTATCACTTCGTCTTCTGTTATTCTTTTATCAACACCCTGAAGCATTTGTGTGAAATTACTAATAGCCTTTTTATCTCCCTTAGCAATTAGTTGAGCTTCCTTTTTGATTGCTGAATTCTTAGGGAGTTGTCTTCTATAGATTCTTTTTGCAGCATCGGACATAACACCCCAAGATGCACCCCCACCTCGAGCGCCTTTACCTTTAATCTCAACTTTATGAGACCCAAACGCAGAATTAGGACGAATATCAAGTTGACCAGACTTATGAGTAATGTAATTCGCTTTAGTTGTATACCACTCGCCGCGCACAATCGCTTTGATGTGTCCTGCTGAGTATATGTAATCTTCAGTTTCAGGCGGGCGCTGAACATTCTTTTCAACACCTTTAACAGCTTTTGACACTTTCTTTAGAGAAATACCAACCAGACGCTTTTGGAGATATAAGTCAAGAATATCGTCGTTCAAATCTTCAACTGTTGTAGTGTTGAGTTCGTTAAATTTAAAGTCGGTGTCTACAACCCAAATATCGCCGGGATTCCACTTATCATCCGGGAGTGGTCGAAAGTCGTTATTCTTGAATGCTGTGTTTTTAGCAGAATAGATTGCTTTCATTAAGTTATCATCGCGATGGAAAGTCATGCCTTTTTCGATTATACTATTCGCTATAACATACTGTGCAGTAAGATAGGATGAAACTTTCCAACTCTCGTCAATTCCTAAAATTTCTTTAAGTTGAGTTTTTCCAACACTTACTTTTTTAAAAGCCTTTGTAAGAACTTCATCTGTAAAACTTTCAATTGGCATTGCGTGACCAATATCGAGCATTGCTGCCATCCAAACACACTGGGCTGATTCACCAATTGCTGTACTTGCAGTACCTCCACCAGCTCCTGCTCCTCCACCAAATTCTTTTGTTTTAAGTAAATCTGACGAAGATATTTTAGTTTCATCCTTACCAATTAAATTAAAACTTTTGCCATCTTTTTTGAACTGTTCAATTGATGCTAATGCACCTTGTACGTCTACAACTTGAAACTCTCCTCCTTTCGCGAGTGTAAGAGGTTCTTGTTTACGTATCTTATTTGCTAAGATTTCTGTACGTTCTTTTCCTGCATTAGGACCTCCAGTGGCAGTCTTTTTCAATTCTCCTGGAGCTAGTTTAGTTCCTTCGGTAAGAAACGCCTGAAATGTTTTAATATTAAGCATAAGTTTCAATCATTCGTGCTAGATCGTTGTCTGAAATATTAACACCAGATTTGATAGTACCTGCCTGCATATTCAAAGCTCGCGACAGTTTACGTAAGTTAGCGGTTTGTTTAGACGTTCCTTTACGAAGTAAGTCAACTGTCTTTTTACGTGTTGCGGAATCTAATTTCAAATCACCATCCAATTTAATTTTGTCTACGATTGTTTCCATGAAGTCATAGATTTCAACATCGGTTGGATCTATTTCAATCATAAAGGCCCTTGTACGAATTGCACCATCAGGATCGAGCTTATCTATTTTCAAGTTGGAGATGAATATGACTTTACCCGTAAATTCAAAATAACGTGGGATTTTCCCTTGATCAAGGATTTCCTCATCAGTCATATCTTCATCTGGATCAACGACATTCTTACCCATTTTATTCCACACTAGCTTTCTTACCTTTTTCGTGTCGGTTGCAGCTTTAAACATGTTTCGTGCTTCTTGGTCTTTTAAAGCATCGTCGGAATCATCGAATAGTACGATTTCGTCTTTGTATTTAAACAGTAGAGAATATATACCTGCAGCTGATGCAGTACCAGTGTTTTTAAAGTAACCTTGTCCATCAGAAAGACCAATTTCACCTAACACTTTTTCTACAGTATATGTTTTACCTATACCTCCTCGACCTGCAATAAACAACGCATTTGAGGCACCTGACGCGGTCATCTTAATAAGATTTTCTAGATCATTTAATTGGTTTTCATATGTAAGTTTTTCGCGTTGTGAATCTAGTTCGTCAAGTTGCGCGTCTTTAGCGTATCTTTCAGTCGAGGAACCACTTTTAACTTTACCAGTAACTACACCAATTGAATCAAGGATTGTTTGTTTCTGTAATAAAAGTTTTTTAATGTCCGCTTTCTTACCTTTCCAAATATATTGACGACCAACTTTTTTAATTAGTGCAGGATTCTGAGACTCTAGCTCATCAAATATTTTAATACCTACGCTTTTCCAAACTTTAAAGACCTTTTGTTTAGTGAATCCAGGACTTGATACTAATGATATAACATTATCATACGCATCATCAGGATCAACTGCTTCACATAAAACTTCACTTGATTCTAATTCTACATCTTCGTTAAGTGGGATGTCTGATGGATATGTAGAAAATCTACCAGCTGTGATCTTTCCGGATTTAAGCATATCCGCTACTTGTGGAAGAATTTTAACTAAAGAAACATCACGGTCAAAGGATAGGTGGTATGTCGGTCCTTGAGTAGAACCATTCCAAAAATCTATTGAAGCTAAGTTGCTACTATTAGCACCTCCAACGTTTACCCAGTTAAATCTCCAAGATTCTATCTTTTTTCCTGGTGCATAAAAACGTAATCCGTAACCTGCGCCATTCGTATTTTTATATTTCTCTAATCCTAAAGTTGCAAACATTTTTGAAGTACCTGTCTTTTTGCGAAGGTATCTTAATATTAATGTTTTGGCTTTTTCTAGAGATCCGGTTGATATGTCTTCTGTTATATAATCTTTAAATTCTAGCATTTTTCCCATCGTGTGTAGTATTCAATTCTATTTATAATAAATGAGCTTTTAATATTTGCACCATTTACACTTTTTCCATTTGCTTTCGCTTAGCCATCTAATGAATATACCCGTCTCTCTGCCATGTGCTTCTATTTCCCACGGCTGATCGTAATAGTTTAATTTGCGGTGATTGATATCCTTACCTTTCCATCTTGTGTATTTAGATGATCTAACAAGCTCTTTCATTTCTCCGCGAGCATACTGTTTTACGTGTACAAGTTCATGAGCCACAGTTTCTAACATTAGCTGGTTTTCCTGTGATGAATCGATTCGAATAAAAAAGTTTCTAGGGCGTCTACACGTTTCTCCTAACCATTCGCAATCGCCATAAACCCCATCGCTTGAAACCAAATCATCAATAAATTTAAATTTGATGTTCAATTTATTTTTCATCCTTGGCATTAACAACTGGATGGTATAATCACAAATGGACTTTACCATAGCTTTTCGATCTTTATCTAATCCATATACAGCAATCATTATATTTTAAAGGCTGAAAAATCTTTATTGGAAACTGGAGTATGAGTAATTTCATCACTTGAAAGTGTCTGAGCAGAATCCTCTACATCGTATAGCCGCATTTTTGACCTATCAATTCCAACAACAAATCTTTTATTTTGTGTAGGATCGTTATATCGGTTTTTCAATTGTTTAACCATGAGCTGATTCATTTCTTCAAGTTGTTCTGTCGAAATAAGTGCTAACATTAAGTCAGCAGTTGCAGGCAAACCAAATGATTCTGAAGTATCAGTTAACTCAACATCAGTATTACCAAAACCTGTTCTCGTTACCTGTGTTGCAGACCAAACAGGAACATTAGTTTCTACAGCAAGACCTCGTAACTCTTCAGCAATCGCCTTAATTAACGAATAGGTGTTCACCGAACCACCTAGACCTTTGATACGCGCTGATGCCATAATGTTAAGATAGTCAACAAATATCACATCGGGTTTAAAATCCTTTTTAAGTTTTAGTTCATCTAAAAGGGCGCGGAAGTGACCTACGTGTGCTGTCGCTGTTGGGTATTCCTTAACGATAAGCTTTCCTCGAGACTTCTCTTTGATCTGATCAACTTTGGAATTAAAAAGTTGTTTAGGCAACGTCTCAAGTTGATCAATCGGGACGTCAAGTAAATTGGCATCGATTCGCTCAGCAATCCTTTCTTCTGCCATTTCAAGAGTAATGTATAAAACATTGCGTCCAGCGGAGATATTGGCAGAAGCAAAGTGGCACATCGCCAAACTTTTTCCCACACCAGTGCCCGCCAGAATAATATTGAGAGTTTTATTCGAAACACCTCCTTTTGTAATGGTGTTAAGTAGCGATATGTCGAAGGGGATTTTATCTTCTTGCGTATGATAGAATTCGTATCTGTTATTTGCGTTTTCAAAATAATCGTGGCCAACATTCGTATCAAAAGACACTTGTAGTGCCTTGGATAAGATTCCGGGGATAGCACCATCAGTTAGTTCTTTTTCCTTTCCATCGATGATGCCGATTGATTTAATGATTGCAAGATAGACTGCTCTATTTTTGCACCATTCCTCGGTAGAGTTCAGTAGCCATTCTCTGTCAACTTTCTCATTATTTTCCAGATCAAGTATTAAATTGTGTATATCATTACTATTAGATCTATTTATAAAATCACTCTTTTGAAACTCCACACTTAGGGCAGAGGATGTTGGCAATTTATTAAATTTTGATAAGAAACTTAAGATAAGCTCATAAACAGGCTTATATTCGTTTTCAAAATATTCAGCTTTAATGTGAGGTAGTGCTTTTCGACAATATATTTCATCGGCCGTTATTGTTTTAATTATCAGTTGTTGCAGGTTTGTCATCAATTTTTTCTTCAATAAGGTTGACAAGAATATCGCCTATAAGTGTTTTAAATGCTTTGGACTTTTCTAACTTCTTTTTTCTTTTGCCCTTCGATGGTTCGTTGATAATAAAATCAAATTTTAAAACTGGGTGATCAACTGAACCTTTTATCTCTACTTTCCCATATGTGTATATCACATCGGTGTAAGTACCTTTTATGATTTTCAATGCATAAAGTTCGCTATCACCCTTCTCAACAAATTGTACATATTTGTCTATATCAATTTTATTCGCCGCCATTGTCTTCTTCTCCTTCTTCTATTACCATTTCAACATTTCCGATCTTAAAGCGAGATTCAATATACGCCGCAAAATCTGTATTTTCAAACACTGGCGTCCAGAATTCCTTTTTAAGGGTTTGTTTAGCTCTAACATTTGTAGAAAGCTCTTCGTTTGTGTTAGGGTTTCTGGCTTGATACCAACCATTTTTAGGTTTAATAACATATCCGCCTATTAGAGCAACATCTAATAAACCAGACCATTTTTGAATACCTCCTTCCCAAGAAACTGAGATAGGAATTTTTGATTTTTCTTTTACGAATCGTGATTTTTCGACGTTAACTACAAAGTGATATCCTTTTACTTCAGTACCATCTTTATCTTGTCTACGTCCAATAATCCAAACGTTATCAGCAGAATACATTACACCAGTTCCGCCGCTTACAACTGCCTTTGGAAATAATCCTTGCTCCATATAAGTGTGATTAATAGCAAGCAATGGGATATCATTCAGTGTTAGCATAGGTGTAATCATACGAAATAGACCTTTAAGTGCCTTAGCTCTTGTCATATCTGCAACTGATTTCATATTTTCTGCGTCCTCTACTTCTTTCTTTGATGCGATATTTCCTACAGAATCAATAACAACAATCACCTTGTCTTTCCTAGAAATTTCATTTAGCTGATGTACAAGATCAAATTTTAATTCTTCAATATTTGTAACTGGCGTATGCAATACCCGATTAGTATCAATTCCAAAAGATTCGAAATACGCTTGAGGAGAACCAAATTCTGAATCATAAAAGAGTAAAACAGAATCTTTATGTTCTTTAAGATAGGACGCAGCCATTAACAACGCAAAGGATGTTTTAAAGTGCTTTGACGGGCCAGCTAAAACTGTTAGGCCAGACGCTAATCCTCCATCAATTGTGCCTGATAACGCTACGTTGATCATTGGCACTGGTGTTTGTGTGAGTTCCTTTTCAGAGAAAAGTTTTGATTCTGAAAGAATTGCTACTTCTTTAGATCGTGACGATTTTTTTAGTTTTTCTAATAATGACATATTGTTTCTTTACTTTCTACTTCTATTATATAATAAATTTTACTATTTGTACATAACATAATTACCTTATATGAATTTTTCTAACGTTTGTGGGATTTCTTCAAATTCATAAGTTTG